ACCTTTTTTATTAATATCTTGCACTCTACTAAATGGAACATAATCTTTATTAGCCTCACGCATTGCCGCTAAAGCCTTTTCACTTAGAATACCTGAGTCAGCCATGTATTGTAACAAACGATCTTGAAACCCTTCTAATTCTTTGGAGATAGTTTCGTATTCTGCTCGTCTTTCTTTTACAATACGTTGAGCATCAACTAAATCTACACCAGTTTTAATTCCTCTTTGATTTAATTCAATTACTCTTTTAGATACTAAATATTCAGACAGTCTTGCATAGTCGGCCATATTTTTTAATGGTTTTAAAACTTCTAATAAGCTTTTTCCAGTGACTCGTGCTTGTGATCCAAATTCAAATGTAGCATTAGTTATAAATTGCATAGCAATTCCTACCATGCCTGGCTGTGTGCGTATTTCTTCGTATGGATTTAATCTACCATTTTTATATTCTTCAGGACCAACTCTTCTGACAGCTCTTAATAACGGATGGAATTGATCGACAACAGTTCTAATAAATTCATTTTTTAAATCCTCAAAAGGAACTCTTTCCCTTTTTGGAGGTTCGTAACTTATGCTTTCAGCTACGCTTTTTCTTTCGACATTTGGGATGCCGATGCTGTTAGAAGATTCAGCAGATCCTGTTCCGCCATCTCGTCTTGTTTCAACATTTGTTGTGCCAGTTCCTGATCGTTCAATAAGGATTGGTTCCCCTTTAGGGGTAGTGTCGAGTCTAAAGGTTTCTGAGACTTCTTTGAGTTCTTTTGCATATTCGTAATTTTCCCTTGATTGTTTAGCTGCAGATTTAACATACTCTATAGGGACATATCTGCCGTTGTCCAATGTTCTTTTTAATGTTCTATAGATAGCTTCGTTAGCTAATGTTTCTAATCCACCAACAGTAACTTCATAACCTTTGTTATATAACATTTTAGCTATAGCTGCTACGTTTGCTGTACCACCACTACCAACTAAAGGCACTATTACATTGGTGCCTTTATTAGTAGATTGGTCTAAAATTCTGTTAGCAATGGCTTTGCTTTCAAAATGCAAGGCATTAGCTCCTTTGCCATCTTCATATGTTTTAGCAAATTGTGGATGTTCTTTTACAAAATCAGGATCAACTATTTGATATTTTTGTTCACCGCTATTAATACGATTTGCTTGTGTAGATTTACCTGTTGCAGAGCCACCATATAATATAACAGCTTTGCGGTTGCTACTGGCGTTTACATTAGAATTTAAATCTTTAATAATTTGGGCCCAATTGTTTTCTAGCTTCCAAGCTTCAGTAAAGGTATTAGTTGTTTCATCAAATTTACCTTCTCTTTTTGCTTTGTCTAAAGTTGTTTCAATTCTAGCAACACTATCTTTTAGTCTTAAAATTTCAGGATGGTTTTCAAACTCTGGACTTTCCAATAAATCTTTAACTCTTGATTTGCTATATAAAGATTCATTAAATAAATCTTTTAATGAGATTGTGTCCATAGTGTCAATATTTAGACTAATATCAAACTCACCTGGTATTTCACCTTTCTCATTCAATTCTCTTAATGATTTAAGTTCGTTGGCTTCAACAAATGACATTTCATTTCTACCAACCTTTGCTTCTTTTTGCTCTAAGATACTTAATCGTTCTTGTGTTCTAACAATTGGAGTATGTCGATCTACATTATTAACACTTAAAATATCTTCTTTTAAAATTGGATCATTAATGATTTCTTGAGTAGATTCTAAAACTGATTTTTCAGGATTCTTTTTTATATAATTATAAGTGTTTTCTATACCTTTAGAACCAAACCCCAAGATACCAAATAGGATAGCTGAATCTACCAGCTCTTCTTTTGTTGGCATCCTTTGCTCAATAACACCCATAGCAGTATTAAAACCAGCCCAACTAGCAGCATATTTACCAAATGCTTTAGCCCCGTAAATTTTAGATAATTGTGCAGTAGCTACAGGAGCAAACTTATTCATTACAAAGCCACCAACTCCAGGTGCAGCAACAGCTGCGGCAATCATGGCTCCTTCTTTTAATCCACCTTTAAAACCTTCTTCAACAAAAACATCGGACCACTCTTTAAAAGTATTGACATCTCCACGTTCCAAAGCTTCTAAGTAACTTTCTCGTAAAGATCCATTTACAAACCCAGCTGCAAATCCACCAGCTATAGGACTACCAGTTGCAAAAGTAGTTGCACCACCAGCACCAACATAAATAGGTGCATCAGCTAGTATTTGACCGAGTGATTGTGTAACTCGTTCTATGGTACTCGGATTAGTTAAATCAGTATTTTTATAAACATCAGGCACTTCACCAGTCGTATAATAATTTTTCATTAGATTAATAGTAGAACCATCTAATCCTCTTGAAAAATATCTCTTTAATTCAAATTCATTTTCATCAGAGCTAGAGTTGTTTACATAATCATCAATCATTAATTGAGTTTCTGATGTAGGTCTTGGACCACCAACGCCATACTCTATTTCAGGCATCCACTCATTATCACTTTTAATTTTATCAGTAAGATTGCGGGTAGCCTGTTCTGAATAAGATAGCTTTGAAACGTTAGCCCAATACTCTTCTTGATCTGTATTTGGAGTTTTTTTAACACCAAACTCAGATAGAATCTCATTGTCTGTATAACCCTGGGCTTTTAGTTCTGCTCTTTTAGTTGCTGAAAAATTATCAATTTCTCCCTGGCTAAAGCCCGTGGCTTGCATCTCATTTATTTCTTTTAATAATGAAGTCATAGTTTAACTTGTTGGTTCTTTATTTTTCCACTCTTTATATTCTTTGGTTTCTTGCCACTCATCCTTAGACATTCCAGCTGGTTTTTGTGGTGCTACATCTAACCATGATTTTATATCTAGTGACACTTCAGATCCATCCTCACTGCCTTTTGCTGATGCTGCAATTTCTTCCATTAACTGTCTATTTGAAGGTAAAAATTTGTCTAAATTGATTCCTATAAAATTAGGGCTTGTTTCAGACAATAAATCGAGTGGGGCAAATCCTTCCTTAATACCATTTTCATAAGCAGTACGCATGACTAGATTGAATTGAAACTGGCGGCCTTTGCCTTTGACATTATATTTTTCAAAAGCTGGTGAACCCAAAATTTGTTTTCCATAAGCTATCAAAAATTCTTGAAATTGTTGCTCTTGAAATATTAAATCTTTGTTGTTAGTTTTAGTCATTAACGAAGATAAATTTTGAAACTGATTAAAACCCAAACCATCTAAGCCACCAGTACGTTGAATAATACTTTTAGCTTCAGTTTCACCTTGTAATAAAAATGGTGACGTTACGTCTAAAATTTCTTTATTTACTACTTGGTCAAAAATCTTGTTATATTGAGTTAAACTGCCATCAGTCGGCAACTGACCATTAGCACGAGATACAACTAACAATTTAAGTTGGTCCTTCATTGCACTGCCTGTTACACCTTGCCAGTTCATACCATTAAGATCATCAATCCCAACAGTGCCATTGAATATGCCTTGGTACGCACCCATATAAACTGCTTCATTAGCTACATTTTCTTTAAAAGCTGTATTTTGACGATCCCAAGATATCTCAGCTTTAATTTCTGATTTGCGTTGAGACAAGGCTTGAGAAAATTTTAATTTTCCCTCTGCGTCTAAAGAGTCAAGAAGTACTTTTTTATTTTCATCACCACCAAAATTGCCACTATCTGCTTGTAAGAATAATGCTTCTGTTTCTTCTTCACTTCTTGTGGTGTCTAATGGCAAAAATTCTAATAAACTTATAACCGATTTATTGTTGTAAGAATCATTAGCTTTTGCTTTGTACTCAACTAATTTGCTAGGATCGATTAAATTAAAAAAATCTTTTGTTTCAAGATTTATAAATTCTGCTGGATTATTTTCAATAAGAGATACGGCTAATGTATTAAGCATAGCAACTTTCATGTTCTCATCATACTGCTCTGCTGTAGTACCAGCGGGTAACATACCTCGATCTTTTAATCTTTGGCCAAATGAGAAATCTTTAATGGCACCTTCGTTATCAAGTGTGCCAAATAATTTAGCACCCGCTTGAGATAAGCCTAAAGTGTCTTTAACTAAAAATGCTTCGACATAATTATTAACGGTATCGGTAGCATCGTCTTTAATAGTTTCTTGATAAGATGTACGGTTATTTGAAAATACTGATCTTTCTACATTTAGATAACCACTTAATAAACTTTCACCGCTTTTGATTAAAAATTTATCTCTTACTTGCCCATTCGAAATACTCTCAGCTACTTGTTGCTGCCAGGCTTTAGCAGCTTCGTTATAACTGGGTAGGGCCGTTTCAAAATCGTCACTAGTTGATGCTGTAATAATCATTTGGTTTTCACCAGGTTGATTGTTGTCTATGTCCCCAATTTTGTACTTTTTCATTGCCGCTAATAAGTCTTTATCATTCTTAATAGCTGTATGTTTTTGTAAAACCTCACCAGCAACATTTGCTGCTTGAGCTGCTGTTGCATAAACCTCAGCTGCACCACTGTCTGCTATTAAAGGTCGATTACGACTAATAGGAGCTTTAGCTACTGTTTGACTTTCGTATGTTGGAATTTTTACCATAATTTATACCATGAAAGTTCCCGCATCTTTAGCGTCACTTCCACCTTTCAATAATGTTGAACCAGCCGTTAGATATGAAGCTCGTTTTGCGTTTTGTCCTCTTGCTAGAGCTGCGGCACCTTGCATTTGTGAAATAACACTTAGCTCAATTTTATCAGCTGAGTCTACTTTAGCATTGTACCTAATGGTTTCTTTTTCCATCTCAGCTTGGGCATAGTTATTTTCTAATACCTCTAAAGCTGTACCTGATAATGTTACACCTGACTTTAAATAAGCCATTTCTGTTTCAGCTTGTAATGTTTCAAATTGATTATCAAATATTTTTACATCTCGATTGCCAAGCTTGATAGCCGTCTCAGCATCCATCTTTAGTTTATCGGCATTACGTTCTGCTATTTGCTTGTTAGCTTTGGCATCATTCTCAGCAGCTCTCCCAGCTTGAACACTTGCACCAGCACTTAATATACTACTAGCCATTAGTAAGTCCTCGCATATAGGTAATAATCATCACCATCTAAATATTGTTTCATTAAACCCTCTTGTGTTAATCCTAGCCAATCAGCAAATTTATGACCAATGGCATAATCTGCTTTGACTGTTGTTTGTAAACGTTGCACCTTATGTAAAGGCATTTGCTTTTTAAAAATTCTTTTTATTATTCTTGCAGTAGCAATCGGATGATTTTTTATATCTGCCGTTGCCATAATCCAGCCTTCGTAAACATGGTCCCATAATTCTACCATGCCACCAGCTGCTATTATTTTACCATCAACTAATCCAGTCCAACTTGTTTTAGGTTGAACTAAACTTTCTAAATTTTTTAAGTATCGATCTTTAACATTAATAATCTCAGCGTTCATTTGATGCGTAGCTATAAATTTAGCATGCTCAAATTCAAACGGAATTATTTCTATCATCCTTCATATACTGTAACTTCAGGATAGATGGCCAATATTGTTAATGGTAAAGGTTGTGCTTGTCTTACAAACACATGACCATCCGTATTGTAATCATCTCTAAACTCAATGGTTTTATCACCTGAAAATAAACTAATTGGTACATTCATTAATCCACTACTTGATCTAAATGGGATATTTTCCATGTTGTCTAAATCACCGCCAACTTCTAAGCCAAGGGTTTTGTGCATCCGAATAGTTATTTCGTTAATACGTTTAATTTTAGATTGAGCCACACCTTGAGCTGATCCAGCTTCAATGCGTAATGTTTGCAATAGAGATGTATAACCTAAACCAACGTGCACTTTTTGTGCGGATCGATCTAAAGTTATATTGCCACCACTAACTACTTTATCAGCATGTGATGCTCCATCTGCCAGGATAGTTACAGTTTCACCTTCTAAATGGTCCAGGCCTGATAGCGTGGTAGTAGGCACACTGTCATAAGTTAAGCCACTATCCATAAAGAACGCATCGTCCTGGGTGTCACCAAAATCAAAGTCATTTAAATATTCAACTGTTCTTCTAGTTGCTCCATTAACGAAACGATTAACCACCATCCATAATTGATACTCACCATCATCACTTGGTACTACCCCAATTGATTCACATTTAGCATCAGTTAATATTAAATCAGTTTCAGTAGCACTGCTGGAAGCAGCATATTGTAAATCTAAAAATGTACTTAGATCGGATGAAGCAGAAACTTTAAATTGGTTGTCGTCTATTCGTTTTACAAAATATTTAGCATTTTTACTTAAACCTGAAAGTTTAGTTCCAACTGGTCGATAATAAAAATAATCACCAGTAGATAATCCATGGGCTGCTGAATATAAAACGTTAGTAGCTATGTTTACACCTTCAAATATGTACTGCACTGTTGAGCCAGTAATACTTGTTATGTCAACAGCTGTGCCCGCAGTTGCATTAGCTGAGGTTGTAGCAAATTTAAGTGTGTTGGAGTTAGTTGCTATAGCAAAATATAATAAGTCAGTTTGCAAGCCACCAATAACATTAGCAGTAGCATAATAATAAATAGGATCACCTGTGCTATAGCCGTGTGAACTAATTGTGACAGTGTTGTTGGCTGTGCTTACAGTACTAGAACTAGCGGTCCAGCTTTTAAAAGCATGAACAATTGTTTTACCAGTGTCAGCAAAGCCGCCTAAGATGTGTCGATGCCAGGCTACTACTTCTTCATTTCTTTGGTAAGTCAATCCCAGTAAAGTGCCATCATCTCTTACAGCCCATAAAATACTGTCAGGTTCTTGTTGATACGCAAATTGGATTAAACCACCAGTAGTAATATGTTCAGCTAAAATTGTCATATCAGGTGCTACATAACCATCAACATCATAGTTGTAGACTAGCTCTCTAATTTTTCTTTTAGCTCGTTGTAAAAACATTGTAACGTTGGCAATCTGCAATGCATCCACATTGGCAGCTCCATAGTTAGTTTGCTTGGTAATTTGAATATTAGTTGGGGTTACAGGTTCACTGACACTGCCTGAAGTAGCTAAGAACTCACCACCAACAGTACCAATTAATAATTGATTGGTAGCAGATAAAAACCTAATGGCATTTACTTGGTTAGATGCAATGGTATAAATCATAGCATCAGTGGCATTAACACCAGTGGTAAAGTTTTCATACGCACCAGCTTTACTAAACCATAATGATTGAGGATTGTTGTCAGTACCTCCAAAGACTAAACGTTGCTCGAAAAAAGATACGGTGCTTGGATAATTGCCAGTGGCATAATTTAATACTGGGTTATTAACTCGTTCTACCACATCACTACCACCAGCACTGAATGTTCCAAAGCCACTAGTATTAACATTTGTACCAGCTGCATTTTGCAATTGAAACGTAGTAGCGTTTGGTATTGTACCAACTTTAAATAAAAGGTTATCAGCCAATTGTGTCATACCACCAATACTTCTAAAAGTTATAAAGTCTCCAACTGCAAATCCATGGTTAGCTGAAGTAGTAACAACACCTGGATTGGCTTTGGTAATTGCTGAAACTGTAAAATCAGTACCTGTATCTAATAGAACTGAATCTAAGGTCCACGATGTGTGACCAGTTCGACTTAATTTTTTGATGGGATAATTAGGGTGAGTGATGTACATGACATCTGCTGATTGTGCATACTTCAATCCAAATAAATCAGCCTTATCGTAAGGTGATACAATTTGATAAATTCTAAATGCTGTGCCATCTGAAGAATAAGTAGTTAGGGCTGAGGTATTAAAATTATTGCCGTCCATATCTAGCAATTGAAACGTGTTAGTTGCAACAGTACCTACTTTAAATTGTCGGCCATTAAGTTCAGTCATGCCAACAATTCCAGCTAAGATTACATAATCACCAGCAGAATAACCATGAGAGTTAGCAGTAACTACTCCAGGATTAGCTTTAGTAATAGCTGTAATGGTTTTGCCTGACTCAGTAATAATACCGTTGTTTTTAAAAAAACGTACATACTCATCACCAAACTCCATCATGTAAGTTTGTGTAGTTGAAAATTCAAATGGGATTAGTCGTGTAGAATTACCACTGGTTTTGACTTCACTGGCATAAACGGTACCTGGTCGTCTGGAAACTCCTCCGTGTGGATGTACTGTCATATTTTCTAAAGTACGACATCCCCTGAAATACTGTTGTAAATCAGTTCGACCATCTAAACGTGGAGATAGTTCACCAGCAGCAAAGCTGGTAAAGGCAAAAGTTGTCTTAGCCATTAAAACCTCGAATTAATAAATGAACTTGAGTCTAGGCTATATGGAGTGCCTTCAGTAGCATCCACAAAGCGTGCTTCTTTTAGTTTGCTTTGATAAATTTCTTGTAGTTGTGTTGCAACAGTAGTGGATTGCGTAATAGCATAAGCTATTTCTGCACATAATCGTGCACCAATAGTTTCAACTAATAATGTGTCGTACTCCTGGGGATTTACAACTTTAGCCAGATACGTTAAAAATACTTCAGCTTCATCGGTAATAATTTTACGACCTTCAACTTTAAATTTTTGACCGCTGTCTAAGTCTGATGATGAGCCATTGTGATAACCACCAATTTTCATAACTCGAATACTGTCTGATGGTAACGTGTATTGATAGGCAAATTCGTATGCTGGTGTCGTGGTATCAGCTGCTAGTTGTACTCGTTTGATTAAACAATTCCAATAATGCGTTCTAAAAATTGCATCACGGATTGGTTCATACCGTTGATTACATAGCCTGGCATTTTTAGAATCTTCTGTAAGTGCGGTGATGTTAGTTGCACCCAAACTATTTAAAGCTGAGTTACAAATTTCTACTACTGATGTCATATTATCCTACTAATGTTTTCTTTTTTGGAAAACCAGCTTTCATATTGCTGTATGCTTTAGATGATACAGTGGATTTTGATTTTGATCTTGATGTGCCAGCTTTTTTTCTAGCGTTCATGTTTGCATATAAACCTGTTTTTGCCATTTGAAATCCTTATAAATAATTTGATAACTTTAAGGACAGCCGCATAACGACTGTCCTTAAATTTTTAGTGTCTAGTTAATAACATAATGAATGTTAAAAGACATGTCACCAGCAGTACCACCAGCAGCTTGCATAGTTGCAGCTATATAGTAATACCCACCAGGATCCACTGCATCACCAGCAAGGACGTGCATTTTCTGCCCAGCCGTGTTGATGTTTGCAGCTTCGAAACGAAGATCTGCCAATGCAGCAGCATCAGCCACCGCACTTGCAAATAAATCTTCGTCCACTACTGCTCCAGCAGCTGTGTAAATCCCAACATTGAAAGTACAAGATCCGCCAAGCGTATCTGAACCTACAAATATTTGAGACACAACAGCATTACTTGGTATTGGTGCTAGCATAACAATATCATTGTCATCACTATCACCAGCGGCAAGAGCTATAGTTCCTTGTGCTACACGAACCACGCCATGTAGAAGTGCAGCACTATTTTTAACTGTTGGTACAGCTTCAAAATTAGCTACTAAAGTTGAGTTCTTAGTACCCATAATTTACCTTCCTTTCTATGCTTCGTGGCATGGAATTTGAAATACTTTTTCTTCTTCCATACGAGTTGCACCAATTGACATACAATAGTAAACTTGCGTACTGTAATTCTTATCAGAACGTTCATCTATTTTTGACTGTACATCTTTACCAATTGCTAATTTAATAGCATCTTGAGTAAAGGCATAAGCCAGTCTGTCATCGGTATTGGTTCCATCAAGTTTTAGTCTGTTAGACGTAATGAATTTAAATCCTAAGAATGAATCCACTTGTCCTTGAGCTAAAGCTTTTACCGTATTGAAATCAGAATTTTTGATTTCAGTGGTGTTTAACAAATCAGAGATTTGTTGTGGGCCACATACGATATACCTTGATATTGACGGGTCTACGTCCTTTTCATCAAATCTTTTCTTAGCCGCTAGTAACTTGGCTATTGTAAGACCGTCAGATTGATTGCTTGTTGCAAACTTGCTTACAGCGGGCAACGCAGTAGATGTACTACCAGTTGTTCCAGTGAAAGCAGCTCCACCAAGAGCCGAGATAACCACGTCATCAATCGATCTATTCATCGCAGCTGCCGCAGCTTTTGCGTAGCTAGATGTTGGATCGATTAGCATGCGGACTTTATCAATATCATCGATAAGGTCAGCAAAGACATAATCTTCAAGGCTTACTCTTCTTCGTGCGTGAGGTGTATCAATCTGTGGAGTATCAGCATGACGAGTGGTTTTTAGCTGTGCAGCTACAGAACCGATTTGCTCGAAAAATGCATTTTTTCCAGTGATTGTTTCAACATCAACAGCACTACGAAGTTGTGATCCCATTTGCTGAGATAACATTTGCACGTTAGCCGAGTATTGCTCGACAAACGCAGTCGTAATTTGAGAACTCATAGTTTCTCTCCTTCTGTGTTATGTTAAGTTATTAAAAATTTCAGAAAGTTATCCTCACGGGTTTTCTTACAAATTACGTTTGCTAATCGGCTAATCTATTCGTAGCTGTCAAGTAAAGTCCTAACTTGTCGGATTATTCTACTGAATCGGGATGTGCCATTTGACGTAACTGAAATACTTGATCCACGGTTGCTTGATGTTGCGGATGCATTTTATCCCAGTATGGTGAGTTTGGTGCTGTGATTTTTGAAATCTCAGCATTAGCTTCATTGGGTGTCATGGCCCCTGAAGAGGTTTGATCGGCAGTAACGGTATCTTCACTAAAGTTACTGGATAAACTTACCAGGCTTTTAATGAAAGTTGCGTTATCACCTAACAACGATCCATCTTCAAGTTTAATACTTGCGAAATCAGAACCAAAAAATTTAGAAAATATGCCATCAGCTTGTGATAATTTTTTATCATAAGCTAAACCATATTCTTTTCTAAGGTCTGTTTCTGCGGTTTCTCTTGCTGCTAGTGCAGTTACTTCTGTCGATTCAAGGCTTTCTTTTTCTAAGCCTGAATACCAATCAATTAACTTTTGAGCTTGAGAATTATTAAGTCCAGCTGCATGAGCTGCTTCTTGATAGCCTGGAAGGTTAGTAGCTTCCATGCCTTCAACTGGTACTTGATAATTAATTTCATATTGGTCCGCAGCTTCTGGTCGACCCAGTTTACTGTAGACTTCATTCCAATCATTATCAGTTGAGTGTTGATTGGGTAAACCAATTTTATCTGCTCCGACCATACGTTGTGCATGGACATAACCTTTAGCTAGTTGATCTATATCTTTAATGTTAGCTAATGATGCTTCACCTCTAATATCTTCAGGTAAGCTATCAATAAAATTTATTGGTTGAGTTGGTGTTGGTATTGATGTTGGTGTCTCAGATTGCGTGGGAGTTTGTTGTTCCTCGGCAACAGTTGTCTGTTCTTCTGACATCTATTTCTCCTTATGGTTTATCATTTGATTGATAAATAAAAACACAGAGCGTGTGCCTTCATTTATTTGTGACGCACTTGCATCACCAGGTACATAGGTAGTATTGTTAGCAAAGCATCTACGACCTAAATCGTTCAATACTTTTTGACCTTCGTCAGATCCGAATGTTGCTTGATACGCTTCAGTCATTTCTTTCATTAGGTTTTGTTGTTCTTTAATTTGCTGATTTTGTTGTTCATCAGTCATATTATTCTCCTTCAGTTAGGGTTTTAACCATTGGAGCTGCTTGTTGGGCCATTTGTGCTGCTTGCATCTGTTGTTGTTGTTCAGCAGCGGCTTGTTCGGCTTCAGCTCGTTGGGTTCTTATTTCTACAATCTCTTTATCAGATCGTAAAACTTTTCGAGGGACACCTAAAACATCGGTAATATGTTTAACTAACATATCAGGATCAATGTGGTCCATAACTGGTAGACGATCACTTAATGGTGCAATCATTTCCATAGTTCTCATAATAGCTTGTACATCACCTGAACGTTGAGAACGTGCTAGTGGTGATACATATTCAATATCAATTGTTTGACCTTGCAATTGTTTTGGTGGCTCAGGTAACATTTTGGATCTTACTAAAATATTAAATGAACGATCAATTAATGGCTTTAACATCTCAGCTTGTAAACGGCCTAAGACGGGTGCTAGCATCCGCATCTTCTCTTCGTTACGTTGCATAACTTCTGTAGCTGTCATTCTTTGACTTTGCTCAGATATTAATTGGTCAATAAAATATGTTTGTTGAATAGCAGCTCTACGTTGCTCTTCAAGATTAATACCTACTGGAGTATTTGCTCCGATGTTTAATGGTTCAATACGATCACGACTACCTGAACGATAAAAGTTTAAACCACCTGGTTGAGTTCTTACTGGTAAGACAAAGCTGTCATCAGGCACGAGTAGGGGTGGATCTACCATTTTCTGTGCTGCTTTAATAGTTGTCTCAGACATTTTGTTTAACATCTTAATATCAGGCAGTGCTGACATAGATGGTGAACGACCATAAGTTTCACTAGATGATTTTAACCAACGTGGAACTACATACGGAAACTCATTGTAACCTGATACTGAAATAATTGTGCTTTCATCTTTGTCATAATAGATTGATGTAAATGGCATAGACAAATTATCCATTTTATATGGATTAGTTTTGTCATTCGGTTTTACACAATGATATAAAGTAACTTCTTCGTAAGGATGTTCCTTAGCAGTTTGTAACATTCGTTTTGGTAATTTATCACCAAACTTTGCTAATGCAGCTCTAGCAGACATTTTAAATTCACGATGAATAGTATCAACTATACCTTTATGATTTTCTGCTGCATAAATTTCTTTAATGTGTCTGGTGCTAAATCTTAAAATATTATCTTCATCAGGTTCAATTAACATGCAAGATGTACCGAAAGCCACGAGGTCTGTATAGACTTCGTGAATTTCTTGTTGGAAATTAGATCGTGCAAATGCTGTGTACATTGTACGAGTTGCAGACTCTAGCCATTCCTGGGCTTCTTCATCACCGCTAAAAGATTCATCTTTAAATCTCATACTAAACCATGGTGACGCTGAGTTAGTCAGCATACCATGGAGTGATGAAGCTAACAATTCAAGTGCGTGAAGAGCTGTTCCATCATAAATAAATTCTGTACGTTTATCTCCCTTGCTTCTTGATTTGGTAACATCGGCTCTACGAGGTAAACAATAGTCAGCCACTTCTTGCCAGTGACTTTCCCAGTTAGACCTAGTAGTTCTTAATTTTTCAAATTGTGCTTTTAGATCGTTAGCGTTCATATTTTACCCATTAAAGTTTTTTTATCTTGCCGCATGGCGTTTAGGCCATACATGTTATTCATTTGAGTAAAAACCTTGCCTTTTTTTTGCAATGGTTTCATACCTTTAGTCATGTCAGTTGCAGCTGCAAATTTAATTGGAGCATTAAGTACGGTTGGTGAGTTATACATTTAACCCAATAGTGTTGGTTTATAGACTACAGGATCACCTAAGACACCTTTAGCAGCAGTTTTAATTAAAGGTTTACGACCTTTTTTCTTTCTATCAATAGCTTCAGCATTACCAACAGAAGTAGTTTCTGCGTTAGACCCAGCCTTAGAATCATAGTTGGCTGCATTAACTCTACCTAGTTCTGCTTTCTCTGAAGCAGCTTTGTCAGCGGCAGCTTTCGTAGCAGCGGCAGCATCTGCGGCAACTTTATCAGCGGCAGCTTTGTCAGTAGCAGCTTTCTCTGTAGCGGCTTTCTCTGCGGCAACCTTTTTAGCAGAAGCAGCAGTAGCAGCAGCTTTAGCAGCGGCAGCTTTGTTAGCGGCAGCTTTGTCAGTAGCAGCTTTTTCAGCAGCTATTTCTTCAGCTGTAGGTCCAGTTGGTGCGTCAGGCACAACGTCTACAACTTTGTCTACTAAATTAATAATTTTCTTTTTAGCTTTCTTTAATATTGAACCCATTTATTTTCTCCATGTGTAAGGTAGTTTTAATTGTGCTGCATTACGTTTGGTTTTTTCCCACCCAATGCGTGCATATAAATCTATTAATGTTTTGTTTATAGGACTAGCTTCTAACAGTTTAGCTCCTAATTCAGTGGCAAGTTTATAAAACTTATTAACTACATGCCGAGTTAATATTCTAC